AATCCTAACTTATATCCTGTAATAGAAGTACCACCAGTAGTAGAACTAGATGAAATCAGTAAGACTAAATTAGCGTTCTTATTATTGGCACTTAATAATCCTAACTTATATCCTGTAATAGAAGTACCACCAGTAGTAGAACTAGATGAAATCAGTAAGACTAAATTAGCGTTCTTATTATTGGCACTTAATAATCCTAACTTATATCCTGTAATAGAAGTACTACCAGTAGTAGAACTAGATGAAGTCAGTAAGATTAAATTAGCATTATTATTATTTGCATTAAAAAACTATATAAATAATAATAATAATAATGATGATCCAGGAGATGACTATGCTTTACAACAATATTAAATAGATACTAGCAATGACGTATAGTCTGAACAGTAGTCGTCATATAACCTCAGGAATAATTAATAAGATAAAATAACCTTTGGGAACGTATATAATATAAATAATAAATATCAGTGTATAATTATAAGATGGGTGATACCAAAGAAAATTTTAGTTTAGAAATTAATAAATTAATTAGAAGTGATTTTGTTTATAAAAATACTAATAACAAAGAATATGAATTTGATACCTTTCAAAATGAAATAAAAAACCGCGAATTCAATGACTTAAATCGTTTAGAATTATTATTCAAAATAGAAATATATATGATTTTATTTGTTTATAAAAATAGCGATGAAGTAATATTTAATGGAGATTTATTGAATAGATATTTACAAGAAACAAATAAAAATCAGAAGACCATCTCAACATCAACTAGTATTTCATCGTCAAGAATGCAAGAACTGAATGAAACTAATAAAACTAAATTAGCATTTTTATTATTGGCACTTAAGAAGTGCAATTTTCCCCCACTGCCGCGTGCTACGCCAAAATTATCAGAATCCCGTAGTTTTACATTTGTAGATAATACTGAAATTGTATTACTATCTGATATTAATAATAATTCCAAAGAATTTGAAAAATACTTGAAAGAATTAACTCAATTACAGAAATGGTTAATAAAAATGGGATACAAAATTAATAGTACAGATAGTGATATAAATACAATTGCCGGAAATTATATTAAAACATATTTCAAAACTGCTTATCCTCATGTAAATGATCCTAATAAAGATTTACAAATACATACTTCTCTTTTTGGATTAAGTTCTAATTTTGAAGAAATGGGAGAAGATTTTATAAAAAAATATAAACCAAAGCAATTCTTAGTAGAATTACAAAGAAAAATAGATCCCGATAGTTATAAAATTATTAAAGATTTGTATAATCAATGGTTAATTAAAGAACATGAATTAATAGAATCCGAAAAATTATTTCTAAAAGATTTAGCATCTCTTGCAACTATTTTACCTTCAGAGAAAACTTCACTTGAATCAGTACTAAAATTAATAAGAAACTATTTTGAATTTAATAAATTACAATATGAAATTACTACTACTAAAGATAATCCTTCTATAGATCAAAAAACGAATAGAGGAGGTGGTTATAAAACTTATAATAATAATAATAATTTAAATAATCTATTAGAACGTCTTGAAAAACTTGAAAATATTGTTTCAAATAAAATAGATAAAATAGATAAAATAGAAGGTGGAGCAAACGGTGAAAATATAAATAAAGATCCACCTTCAGAGAAAGCAAAACCACAAGAAGATAATAATTTACCTGCAGCAGCACCGTCTATTCCTACTAATGAAATTCTTGAAAAATCTAAAAAAGTTTTAGAATTGATAGACACAATAAAAAAGAATATAAAAACATATAATGAATCAATATCTAATATTGATAGTACATACACTAAAGTATATTCAAAATTATTAGATGATGATAATGCAGATGATACAGATACTTCTAAAAATAGAAATAAATTATTTATAGCAATAGAAAATTATTTAAGTATAAGTAAAGACCCTTCAAAAGCAGGTAATAAGCAATCATTAGAACAAGAAATTAATAGTTATGGTAAAGAACTTGAAAGTGGCAAAGAATGGATAAAAACTGTAGATGAAGAATTAAAAAAGAATAAAATTTTATTAAATGAAATTTATAAACAAGTTACAAATTTATTAAAATCTGAGCAAAAAACAAAAGAACTCACAGATAAATTAGAAACAATAAAAAAATTATTTGAAGGAGATGATACAATAAAAGAAAAAGACGATACTAATATTAAATTTTATCAAGGAAAAGGTTTAACATCAACTATTGAAATCTTAAGAACAAAAATTACAAATAATTATCAAAAATATAATAGTAAAGCGAAAGGTATAATAGAATCAATTGAAAAAGAAAATAAAAAAGAATTAGAATTAAAGAAAGCTACTAATCCCCAAATCCGAGGACAAAGTATGCCGCAACAAATCGTGGTTGCAGCACCACAAAATGTAGGTGTAGGTGGTGCTGATGAAGTAAGTAAAGGTGGTGCTGATGAAGTAAGTAAAAGTGGTACTGTTGGTAATAGTGTAGAAACTATTTTTGGATTTTTAAATACATTACAAGATTCATTAAAAGATTCATTAGATCCTTTAGCTAAAAAATATAAAAATAGTGCTGATCCATTGTTTTCGTCTACTTTGTCAGAACCCTCTATATTTGCAAAATTATATAACAAATATATTGATGATAAACAATCAAAAGGTGATTTAATAGCTTCTAATAATTTTGTAGAAAGCCTACGTTCAAACTCTTTATTACCAACAGATGTACTTAAAATAAATTCAACTGATAAAATAATATTTGTATTTGTCACACTATTTATAAGACTTATTACAGTAACAGTTGTCGAGACAATGATTACAAAAAATTTAATTAAAAATATTACATTTTCATTATTAGTATATTTTGTATTATATACTACACTATTAGCTGGAGCAATAGCTTTGGTTAATTACGATACATATCGTATGAGAATAGTATTTAGTTATCTTAATCTAAATGGTAATAAACCAGGTATATATGCACATATTTCAACATTATTTATAATATCATTTTTAATATTCTATATGAATACACAATTAAATCCAGATTTAATGAAACAACCTGCTGGTAATTTAAGTGATCAAGATAAAGTTTCATTAATGTATAAATTTGAAATTATATCTATGATTACATGGTTCTTCCTCTTAATAATAATTGCACTACGATAAAGAGCCACGGCAATGGCTACGTCATAGCAGGCAATGACTACGTCACTACTTATATAAACTATTGGGTTTTTGCGGGAATTTATCTTTCGGTGGTGGTTCATCTATTCTCCCATGTTTTCGAGTATTTTGATGTTGGAGACAATATTCTGATTTAGCCCCATTTGAATCGGTAAGACATTTGCGGGTGCATTGTCCACCTGTACCTCTGCCCCATATCCGCGCAAGACATCGCATATTATTTGGCGCCTCTTTCCGTGTCTCTACTTTCTTCGCGACATTTATAGATATCCTTGAATTCGGGATTATTTTATTTTTTTCATTTGGAATATCAATGAATTCTAATATTTCTTTTTCATTGATATTATATTTTTTAGCTATCTTTTTAAGGAGAGAAATGTGAGTTTGTCTTAACTCCTCCTGCAATATCTCGAAAATATATTTTGGCTGATTCATTATTTAACTTGAAAAGATAGCTACATATTTTTTTCATTTTTTACTTCCATTAAAATTATTATCTGCATATTATAATTACATACATTCATACCAGTTAAATCTACTCCATTCGGAATAATAGTACCACCGCTACCGCTGCCGTCAAATTCAATTATATTATTTAATATTCTTAATACCGTTATTTGGAATTCAGTACTATCTTTCTTAATTAATAGTTGATGACCAATTTCTACATTTATTGTATTCGAAAGCGTAATAGTTGAATTGTTATTTAATAGTTTATTATACTCTATAATAGTTGCGCCGTCTTTTCCTATATCTATATTATTATCATATATATCACATACAACTAATGTCCAAGGTGTAGCAGGTATATATCCGTGTGCTATAATAGATAATTCTTTAGAACAAGGTCTCCATATATTCCATTTATTATCATTTATTTCTGTTTGCGAACATATTAATTTAAAGGAATTATTAGCAGGTGTGCTTATTTTCAGAAAAATATAAGGAGTATTTATTTTGGCATTCTTAGGTATATTTATTGAATTTAAGAAAATTTGTGAATAAGCATTGCTGTCATTTATGCCCCCATTTATGCTACCATTCCAAACCATGATAGAACGAGATGTAAAATATTCCCAGTCTCTATTTATACCATTAATAACTATAGGAACTGAAGGAATAACAGTCGTATTTAATGTAGGTACATATATAACACTTGGCGGTGACGCGGACACAGCAGGGGCAGAGGCGGGCGCGGAAGCTACAGATAGCAACTTATCTGGCGGCGGTGATATAGTTGGTAATGTAGAATTGCGCTGTATTTGTAATTCCTCTAATTTCGAGAAAAACTGACTTTGGTCATTTATAGACTCGTTTTGCATAGTCGACGGTGGCATTGATGAAGGCGCGGCTTGTGATGTGGCGGCTTGGGGGGCTGATTGCGCAGATGGTGTTTTTTTGGTTGTAGATTTTATTTGTTTATTTACAGATTCTATAACAATATCTTTTACTTTACTTATAATTATCTTATTATAATCTTCAATAGATTTTTCATTTTCAAGTATACTATTTTCATTAATAGTTTTTGTAATTATCTTCTTAAGATGTTGATTTTCAATGCGAACATTATATTTAGTTTCTAGAAATTGCGAACATATATTGAATATTCGCGTTACATTTTCCGTGGATTTATATATATTTGTATTTGTATTCATATTGATATTTGTATTCATATTGATATTTGTATTCATATTCTTATCTATAAAAATAACTAATATACTATTTCTCTAAATAGCAGCGGGAGCGGCGGCGGTGGCGGGAGCACCAAGGACTTTCTTTTCACTTTTGCGAAAGACAACATCTCGTATTTGGTGAATATCATCATCATTCATTTTAATTCCCACAACATCTTCAAATACTGTATCCGGATTTTTTACTAATTTGCGCAACCAACGTATCTGAAAGACCATTGAGAATACACCACATTCTGTATTTTTATATTGATGTTTATTTTTATTAAAATCTATTCTAAAAGGATGTGGTGTCTGTGTACCATGTAATGCAACAATTTGTTCTCTTATTTTATTAATAAAATCATTTATTTCTTTGGGTGGTCTATCACTTGCAGTGAAAGTACTATCATAATAATAGGCACCGTAACATTTAATTTTTGGGTCAATGCAAAAAAATAGTGATGTCCAGTGTGATCCAGGTTGGTCGTGTTTATCTAAATTAGTTATCATACCGACATACTTAATGCCCTTTTTATAAAGAGCGGAAATATTCAGCTTACAGATTTCATCGCTAATACACATACCTAATTCGCTTTTATTTGCGAAATCGATAGGGAATACACCAAGAAATTTGTATAAATATTCTTGGTCATCTTGATATTGTCGCATTACTTTTTCTATATCATAATTTGATAACCATGCATAGGGTTTCTTTTCCCATTCTTTCGGTTTTAATGGACGTATGCTTTTAGCTACTTCTGATGCATTTAATGCTTCTTGGCCTAAGGTGTCTACCCAACATGTTTCAGATCCATTACATATTTTCCCCATTTTACTGTTTATCTCACTCCATATTTGTTTTTTTGTCTTCCCTTCAAATCCTTTGATATTTCCATGCTGTGCCCCGTAATTTTTATTCCAAATTGTAGCTATTTTTACCAATGCTTCTTTTGTAAAACAAGTACCATCACTTTTGTATAACTTTTCATTCTTTGGACTACATACTTTTGCACCTTCTGGTACAGGATTAGCGTTGGCAGGATTCGAATTTGGTTTGGATTTGGGATTGACTTTCTTTATTGTTGCCATCTAAAGTATAGTAAGATATTGATTTATATATTATAAACCATTTTCTGTATAAATGAGAAAAAAATTCTGTAAAAAATGACATAAAAAAAAAGGCTTAAAAATATCTGCATATATTATTCAGAGGGTAGAAACTCCGTAAAAATATGTCTGAATTTAAAAAATTTATCACACAATTCAGATGTAAAACAGGAGAAAGCTATACTCATACAAGTATCGATGACCCCAAGGGAAGTTTCAAAATACCCGAAGAATCTATAAATGAGTTCTATAACGTATACAATCGTTCAATGATGCAAGGAACTATGTTATATATGACGGAGAAACCAACAGATCCGAGTCCTATGCGACTAGACTTGGATTTCCGTTTCTCTATAGAAAAGAATGATGACGGAGAAATTATTCGTAAATATAATGAGAGTCACATAATTACAATTTTAAATACTTATAATTCATTACTAGAGAAATATATAGATATAAATAAATTTGGACGAGAATGGAAAGCGTATGTTATGGAGAAACCGAAACCTGTTGAGAGTCGCGGAAAATGTAAAGATGGTATACATATAATATGGCCAAATGTAATCTTATCACACTCAATGCAACATCTTATCAGAAAACATATATTGAACGTAGCAAATGAAATGTTCAAAGGATTATCTATGAGTAATACATTCGAAGATATAATTGACAAAGCAATTATTGATAAGAATAATTGGCAAATGTATGGCAGTCGTAAACCAGACTGTGAATCATATCGAGTTACAAAAGTATATGGTTATACCTGCGCCGTAGGTGGTGCCTCGGGGTCCGTAGGGTCCGCAGGTGCCGCAGGAGCTGGAGGAGCCGGAGGGGTATTAGAATTATGCACTACACCTGCGCCATCGGAAGAATTGGAGTTTCCTTTGCTATTCTCTATGAGAAATAAAGGAAATCATGTTACTCCGATCCTTCCAGAGAAGGATGTAGAGTTGGAGGAATATATTCGCCATATTGTTCCTACGATGGATGATAAGCGAAAGAGTAAATTGGATTTCTATATATTTGGGAAAAATCAGAATAATTCGCGGAATTTAACGAATGACGAAGATTTCAATATGGCAAAGCAACTTGTAGAGGAATGTTTATTACCTACTCGTGCAGAAAATTACGAAGATTGGATAAAATTGGGATGGACTTTGCGAAATATTGATTTCCGTCTTCTTGATACATGGATTAATTTTTCACGTGTTTCTAATAAATATGTCGAAGGTGAGTGTCAGAAAATGTGGAATCGCATGAAGAATGATACATTGGGTATGGGAACGCTTCGATGGTGGACGAGAAATGACAATCCAAAGCAGTATGAGGCGATATTGCGAAATAATGTCGAGATACTCATAGATAAATGCATCGGATCTGACGGTGCTCATTATGATATTGCGATGGTCATTCACACAATATATAAGGATCGTTACAGATTTACTTCAAAGGATACATGGTATATGTTTGCAGATGAAAAGCATAAATGGGTGAGGAGTAAGGAGGGATTAAAGTTACGAAACATATTATCGACGGATATTTGTTCAAGATTTATGCGAAGATCTATGTACTGGACGGAGAAGGCGCGAAGTGCAGAAGATGACGATTCAAGGGAAAAATGTGAATCAAAATCAAAGAAATTATTGACAATATCTGTGAAATTGAAAACAGCGGGGTACAAAGATTCAGTATTGAAAGAGTGTAAGGAACTTTTTACTGATGAAAATTTCGAGGAATTATTGGATAGTCATGCCCATTTGTTGGGATTCGAGAATGGGGTTTATGACTTGCGAATGGGTGAATTTCGCGATGGACTTCCAGATGATTATATAAGTTTTTCGACAAATAGACATTATGTAGATTTTGATAAGAATAGTGAAGAAGCAAAAGAAATTGAGAAATATCTGTCACAAGTCTTTGTGAATGAGAATGTGCGTAAATATATGAAGGATATTATGGCATGTATGATTGACGGTGGAATTCGCCAAGAGAAATTCTATATTTACACCGGAAATGGTTCAAACTCAAAGAGTGCCCTTTTGAATCTGGTGCAGAAAGCGATAGGTGATTATTATTGTATATTGCCTATTGCATTACTTACGCAAAAACGCGCGGCGTCGAATTCAGCCCAGTCAGAATTGGAGAGAACAAAAGGGCGTCGTATAGCAGTTATGCAGGAGCCAGGGGAGAATGAGAAATTGAATATAGGACTTATGAAGGAATTATCTGGTGGTGATCGTATTATGACTCGTGCGCTTTTTAAGGAACCGATTGAATTTCGGCCACAATTCAAGATGATTATGACATGTAATGAATTGCCAGAAGTTCCAAGTGATGATGGTGGGACATGGAGACGTATTCGTGTAATAGAATATAAATCTAAATTTACAGATTCTCCTGATCCAAACAATCCTTTGGAATTTCCCTTGGATGGCGAATTACTCGATAAATTCGAGAAATGGGCGGATATTTTTATATCAATGCTTATCCATCATCATGGAACAATGGATTTCAAGAAAATTCATGAACCCGAAGAGGTGCGATTAGCTACAGAAGGATATAAGAAGAATAATGATTTGATTGGTCAATATATTAATGAGAGATTGGAGAAGGATGAAGAAAGCAAGGATAGAGTTATAGTAACGAAATTATATGGTGATTTCCGTGGATGGGCTTTCAATATTGTACCAAAGGGAAAACTTCCTGATAGAAATCAATTCAGGGCGAATGTGGAGAAGGTCTTTGGAGTATATCCTACAAACGGAAAAGGATGGAAAGGTATTGTATATAAATCATCTGGTGGGGAAAATAATAACAGCGATGTTGACTAGTGGAGCTGTTATTATAGATAAAAATTATCATACTTCTAAAACAATATTAACTCATTTACTATTCATAGATACTGACAATACTGACATTACTGACATTACTGACATACTTGTATGTTAGTGTTAATAATATCTTGTAATTGTTTGCATGCATTGTAGGTACATATGTCAGCAGCATTCTGAATGAACGATACAACGTTCAAAACTGACGCATTAGTAATATTTTTATTCAATGTTGGTAGTGTGAAAAACATTTTTGCCATGTCAAACCTTAAATCTTGATAACCTTTGGCAGAATGTGGCATGATGGTGCTGCTTTTTTCAAAGTCCATTATCCATGGACGCATGCCATGCAGTTGTACATCGATATGATTGTTGCCAGAAGTAAATTTTAAGATTGTTTGTTTTGTAGCCTTCAATAATACATTTGCGGAATGAAAATCATTATGTATAAAACCACAAGCATTATACACATCAATATAGCACATACACGCTACATATAAACACGAACGCAATATGTGCACATTTATGTTTGTCCATGCAAACCCGGCAACACTACCAAGGTCAAAATGTGGCATTATAATAACTTTCATAGAATCACCTGGACCTTTACATATACTGGTTCGTTTGCCATTGAAGAAATCACGAAAATCATCGTCACATGTAAAGTGACAAATGAACTTCACAAAACCTTTGTATTTATTTATGCGTTGAGATATAGCATATTCGTTGTCTATATCAAGCGTGTCTCCAATCTTGATTACAACTGAAGCATCCTTGTAAGTACCTTCGAGCAACTGTGACTTTTGAATGTCTAAATCACGGTCACTGCGCACTTTCTTAATCTCCTTTTGGACTCGCACCCATTGGGGGCTACACGTCTGAATGAAAAACTTGGCACTGTTAGAGTCACGAGGAAGCCCACCATCTTGTTTATGTAGATATTGCATATATACTATAAATGCGATTTATTTTACCAAACCGTCACGCGAGTTAAGTGGCGTGGCTCGTCGATTGAAGAGATTAGGGGAAACAGCGTTAAAAATTGAAATTATTTAAAAGTAATGTCTTTTTAGTATTAAATAATAAAATGGAGGAAGAAGAGACTACTACGAATGAGATTGATATTATTAGATCGAATCTTAAGGATATGTTAGATGCGCGTGGTGAAGATGTTTCATATATAGAGGAACACGGAGATGTAGTAGAAAAGAGTCGTTATTATAACGAGATTATAAAATTAGATACAGATAAAACAACTGTTTTCTTTATATTGAATAAGGAATTATTGAAACAATGGAAGGAGGAGGAAAAATCTCCGGAAGAAATGGCGACGACTTATAAAATGCATAATTTTATCTTGATTTTATCGGAGACGCCTTCTCCTGCGATGATGCATTTTCTCCAGGACCGCGATAAACTTTTGCAGAAGAAACCTTTTGAGGGTCATCTGCAGATATTTTATAAACATGAACTGAAATACAATCCATTGAAACATGCTTTAACACCTCATCATGAGAAACTATCTAAGGAGGAATCTGATAAAATTATGACAGATTATTTGGTAAAGAATAAAACACAGATGCCATTAATATCAAAAACCGATGTAATATCCAGATGGCTCGGATTAAAACACGGAGATATCGTAAAAATTACACGTCATAATGAAACATCTGGAACATATTATTATTATAGATGTTGTATGTGAACGGGAGTGAATTGTGGACAAACTAAATTTTTCTATATGTTTAAAATAGAGTATTATTATAAATGAACAATAGCAGTGGCAAACAAATGAAAGATCCATCACTTGTAGAAAATTTTGATACTACTACTGCCCAAAATGCTAACATTGGAGGATATACTGGTGGATTTGTTAGTAGTGGTGCAAATGCAGTAACTTCTTTAATTTCACAAATACAATCAGCCATAGCAGTTATTAATGCAAATTTTTTCACTAAAGGATTTTCTAAAAATATAGCTACAAATGTATTTTTGGGATATTGGCCAAATAGCGTTCCTATAGACACAACTACTCCAGGATATTATTTATATAAATTGTTAAATAATGTAGTTACTGCTACTGATCTTAGTGCTGCTGTTTTTCTGCCTGATGTTATTAATAGTGCAGGATCATATTCTATTATCAATGCAAATACGACTACTCCTGATATAAGTGGATTGAACGTATTAGTAACAACAAGTCTTCTCGATAATTCTTCTGGTGATCCGACATCAACGCCTACAGCATTTACGGGGGTATCTACTAGCTCTGCCACTATACGTGATGTAAATTCTATGTGGTATTACCAGAACGCAGGAAATATACATTTATTTAATTTCGTGCAAGGATTATATGCTTGGCACAATTTGTTAATTCCGACAAATTGGGCAAATTTTATACAGGGAAATCCTACAAAAATATATGTTCCCGATATTCCTACGAGTAATGGCGCAAATGCAAGTTCATTGTTTATGAATAAAAATATTACATTAACATTAAATACTAATAACAATACAGTAACCGCAGTGAATACACATTCTTCAAATACTTCCAATACTCCCGCTAATTTCAGTATTTCAGGGAGTGGCAGTATAGTAAATATAATGTCGCAAATTATTCCCTTTCCTGATATTTTACCATATGGAAATACCATAAATATATATGTAATGCGTCAGTTGTTTTTCATTTATATACAATTAGTTCAATATAATCTAGCAGGATCATTATACGTAGCAATAGTTCGTATAAATATATTTAATAGCAAATATGGTATAAACACCAATTTATTAAATCCAATTACAGCAATAGAATATATTTTAAAAACAATAGCACTTGACCCAACAGTTTATACTACTTTATTACAAATAACTCAAGATAGAGTAACAGAATATTCGAAATCTACGAATACCATAACAAATTTAAATAACAGTGTAAGGAAAGAAAAAACACAATTAGTATCTAATGAAGAAAAGATTGCCGCTCAGAATAAAACTGTAGCTTTAGTAAAGAAATATGAAATTGTAGCGATTACTGTGCTGTGCATTGTACTTGCTTTATCTTGTGGATTAATAATATATCCTTTAGAATATACTAAAAAATTAACATTTGGTTTATTAATTGTATTGTTTGCAATAGTAAGTAGTTTTACTATTTCAATGTTATTTAATAAATCAAATATAAGTACTGTAGAAACCTTTTATACTGCTGATACTTCTGCAAGTACTAATGATGCTCTAAGTACTAATATTAATAACTCTAATAATCAATTTTATGGTTTAGTGGTTGCATATTTTACTAATATTATTAATAATACAAATGCATTACAATCATATAACTTATATGGCAATGTAAATTACGCATTACAAAAAGAACAAAATTATTATAATGACACCAATAAGGGTTTAATAAATGTAAATTCGCGAATGGATTCTATATATAAGATATCCTTCTTGGATCAAACACAGAAAACCGCATTAATGAATTTCCTGTTATCAGTTTCTATAATATCAGCGGCAACAGTAATGGCATATGTTGCTATAGAAAAATACCAAAATATCGCAAAATATGTATTAGCTTTCGGATTATTCTTAATCGCTATTGCATTAATTCTGTATATCTTAGAAGTAACCCAACGTGTACGCACAGATGGCAATAAGATATATTGGGGAGCACCTACAAGTGATACATTAAATAGACTGTAGAATGTAGAACAACATGTAAGTCATAAAAATTATTAATCAATAATTTTGGGGGTTTATATATTTTGAATATTATTTAAATAGAGGTCGCTAGGATTTTGTTTTTTATCATTTAGATATCCTTCGGATACGAGAAATGAGTGTGGGATTACATTGAATGGATGTGCTTCATTGAGTAACATTTTAATAAGTATAAAATAGAAAAGTAATAGTAATAGACTCCAATAGAGACTGCGGGTGCTGACATAGAACATCGCGAATAAAATTACGAATTTCGACAAAGGATGTGAAAGGAGTTTTTTTTGTACATCAGTGAGATCGAATGAAACATGACGCGCACCACTATGCATTATAAAAGCGGATGCAATAGCAAAAATATCAGGTGATTGCATATGGAATGGTACTTAGCTTATAATATTGGTATAAAAAATTTAATGATCTGAAACAGAAGCATAATCGTCATTTGTTAAAATGTAATTGCTTCCAAAGTCCGGACTTAAATTTTCATGGAATTTATTGCTTTGTATAAGTAATTTATCTTTATATGTTGTTAGACCTCTTTCGTTTGCATATATTTCATCTAAAGGTAAATACATACCACTTGATGGTGGTACACTGCCTGGTGGAGTATTTGTTAAAGGGAGTAATGTCACACCGTGATCTTCCATTTCTGGATCAATTGTAGAGCTATTTTTGGGTATTTCTTTATTACTGATGGGTGCTTTTTTGGTCTTCGGTTTATCACTGGTATCTAAAGGACGTGCAAAGAGAAATCTATCGATAAATAATGCGATACTTATAATTATTATAAGCGCACCGGCTTCTTTATTATAATTAAGGAATATCACACCAAGAATAAATAATAATAATAGTATCCAGGGTTTTTCGAAAGTTTTCAAAAGCCAAGCCGGGTATGGTGTTTTAATTTTGAATACGTATAATATGCAGATTGCTACGAGTATTCCGACAATAAATCCGTTGACTATTGAGAGTAAATATTTCATTACTTGATAAAAAGAAAAATATTGTAAAATAGTAATGTATTGCTCGCTTAAAGAGGCTTATAATATTCCTTCATTTGACCCGGCATCAGGTAAAAAGAAGAAAACGTGTATGAATCCCTTATCACAACAAGCATTAAGACAACCGGGAGGAGCACCATTGACTGCGCAATCCGGTGCTCAGCAGGCTGCTCAACAATGTACGATTTCTATCGATGACTTAGATGCTTATAATGAATTTCTGAGAATGAAAGAATATGCTGCAGCAAAGACTCAGTATACGAGAGAAGATTTCACGACTCAAGATACTTCTTCATGGTCTACAAATCGCGACCAACCCGGTCCTTATTTCGATACAACTACTCCATATTCAACTCAAGGAATGGATTATAAATACTATTGTGATAATTATAAAATATGCCCAAAAGCACCGATAAATAGTGTGGAACATTTTGATAATATTCCGTCAAATACTCCTATGGCGGCGCCATCTGGTTCCACCGCCACTCAGGCATTACCACCAAAACAATGTAATCCGATTCAAGCACCAGTGTATGAGATTCCCATTTCTGACGCTGCAAAAGAGGAATATTCGGAGGCTATGAATGTTTCATTGAATCAAGAGAGTCCGAATTATCCCGCACCAGTTCCTCAAGCAAGAGTCTACGATATGAATAAAGTAACCGGATATTATGACGAAGATCTTGAACAATATTTAAAAACCAACAACCTAAATGTAGCTACATCCGGATCCGACAAAACACCCATTGGAAATGCCGTAAATAAATATAAAGATAAACAATTAGGAATTCCCACTGGAAGCATCCGCAGTAACAGTAAAACATTAAATGACCAATCTACCGAAGATATTATTAGACCATACTCCAATAATAGAGAAAACACAGATGGCACCGGAAATGTTACCGGAAATGGCGGTAACAATAAATATCAAGGAAGCGATAATTTAAAGAAAATAGACTATATATTAGATATTACATTATTTATATTAATTGGAATTCTTGTTATACTATTATGTGACCAAATATTCAAAGTTGCTATGGTATATGGTATGCATGAAACTATGAGAATGTTAAATCCCTATTTACAGCAGTCACAGCAGTAGCAGCAGTAGCAGCAATAGCAGCAGTTATTGCGGCAATTATCAGAATAAACGCAATGGATTGTTTTTAGGTGGCATTATTTTTAATGGACCTGATGTCCCGGATGGACCGGATGGACCGGATAGACCTGATGGTCCCATAAGAGAAGGTCTGGATAAATCTCTGAGGGCTTTTTTAGAAATATCCGGTTTCGCCCAAGACAAATATATAACATAGTAATGAGGTGGTGGTAGTATTTGTACCAAGAATCCATTTTTTCTCAGAGCATTTACCATATAATCCATACATTCTTTTATATTATAGAGAGGGTATCCCACAATCATTCCCGGTATTTCATAGAATGTATTATCGCCTCCGTAAGAGGATACTGTACGAATCCTGCGATGACACAGTTCTAATATATGATTAAAACAAATATGTCTATTTTTATTCTTTTTCTCTTTTATTGAATATAATTCATTTAAATTAATTTGCGGAGGCGCTGCCATAAAATCTATATATTATATCGATAAGAATGACAACAAATAAACCGAAATTTACACATATTGCATTTAGTGGAGGAGGATTCTGTGGTCTTGTATATCTTGGTATTCTGCGATTTTTAAAGCAGGAAGGATATGATAAAGATATTATAAATATAGCAGGAGTATCTATCGGTGCCGTATTTGCAGCCATACTTGCATTAGATATACCATTAGAAATTATTGAAGGCTATTTAAAGGAACAATATGCCGATGAGAAGAATAAAGTGAGAATACATTTGGAAGACGCTTTTGAGAAAATAATGAAAGAAAAGGGCATCACAGACCTCGATAATTATACGAGGAAAATTCAAGATAATTATCTAGGCAACATGACTTTTATGGAACTTACAAAAAAAACGGGGAAAAATCTCATAATTGTAGCTACACATTTAGAAACAATGAAACCTACATATTTTTCCGTAGATGATACACCACATGTTATGGTAGTTGATGCGATTCAAGCATCTATGACCGTGCCTTTAATTACTCCGCCCAAGAAAATAGGAAATGATTATTATACTGACGGCGGTGTTGCATGTAATACGATGCCATTAATATTCGAAAATGTAGCGAAAGAGAATATACTATTATTACATTTATCGATGGTTATTAATATTGATAAAAAACTTATTCATGAAAGTATATTTTATTATATAATGACTTTTTTATCAGTATTTATGGAAAATAATACATTATTAAAAATAATTACAGACCAATATCCATATTATATACAATATAAAAACTATGCGTTATCCATGTTCCCTCTAACAATTGTTGATAATCACATAACATATGATATAAGTAATGACGATATTGATAAAAGTATAGAATTTGGCTATGAAGATACCTATAAATACTTTAGATCAAAGAATCTAATCTAGAGCGATTGGGACTGGTCGGTGGGTGGAAGGGACTGGGCCGGTTTATTTGCTTGCGTTATTTTTGAGAAATGCTACGATATTTGCGGGGGTACGGTCATCGGTATATTCGACATCTTTGCCACCGGGTGTAGTATAGATGAGTGTTGGGACACCTTGAATTTTTTTGCTTGTAGCCAATGTAGCATTAGCGGGGTCGCTAATATCAACTTTATTCAGGGCAGTTGTTAAACCGGATTGATTTAAAGCATATTGTAAACTCGTAGAATCGGATGAATCTCCGTCCCAAGTTGGAGAGAATTTCTGGCAATATCCACATGTGGGGCTATAGTAATATGTTAATGTACCGCCGCTTGTAGATGATGCGCTACCTGCACCAGCGAAGTTTTCAAAAGTAAATTTCGTTTTATAGAATGCGATACCAATAATGACTGCTATTAATAATATGGAAAATGCAATGAGCATTCTTTTTTGCATTTTTTGCATGTATGGATAGATTCTCTAATAATATAAACAGAAAAATTTAATTATCATCTAAATCCAATATTGCCGGATTTAGAGAACTATTAATAAAACCATTTTTATTGCTTAATGATATCCACGATTTTATTAAATTATTCTGAAATTCCGATATATCTAATAAAACGAGCAAATTCTGATAAGGTAAAATATATTTTTGTATAGTACTCTTATTTAAATCCCAATATAAAATATTAAATAATATAATTCTATAATTTGAATTTTCGAAATCCATAATATGATTAATATCGTTTAATTCATCTTTAATACTTACAACTGTATAATCCGATTTCATTAAATATTCATATATTTCGTCTTGTTTTTCCACACTACATATAAAGATAGTTTTGAATATCGACACATTTTGCAAATATTCCTCAAATTTATTGAGATCTTCTATCATTTTTATATGTTAAATATATTAAAGAATCATTTCTTAAATAGATATATTTATTATATTATATTTTACTATTATTTATATTTATATTTATATTTATATTTATATTTATATTTATATTTATTGTAAAATAATAGTAAAATATAATAAATATAAAACGCGTAATTATATAAAGGTAATTATAATTACTAAAAATAAGCTGTATTTATATTTTATGACAAATATATGGGAAGATATATTAAAAGGAGAAGTCATTAAATCTGAACAGTTTGAAAAAAAAGCTAAATATCTTCTTGATACTTACAAATGCTTTACGGAATCTGATAAGTGTGTTCCTCCGAAATGGATTCAGAAGAAAAAGAATTTAGAATATAAACAACAATTTGAGAAAGTTGAGCGTAAAAAAATAGGGAGTAAAGAGTTATCGATAGAATCAATAACTCGTAAAGAGTTTATGTCTTGTATGAATAAACTCACATTAACAAATAAAAATATTGTGCTTAAAAATATTGGAAATATTATTCGCAAAGACTACACCGCATTATATATAGATATATTATGGGATTTGATGCAAAGAGCACCGGAATTTCGCAATATTTACTTTGAAGTATTTAAATTATTGGATACCCAGCAAATGATGGAGAAATGGGCAACTATTTGGGATAGTTATTATAATAAGAAATCGTGGTTACCTGCACCGGAAATTCTAAATGATAATGAAGATTACGATGAATTCTGCGATTTTGTAAAATGGAAAAAAAGAGCATTAGCGTCTATCCATGTATGGATCATGTTATATCAAAAAGGTATACTTGAAAACTATATTATTAATCAATTAATAAAAGAAATAGTCAATGATTGTAATATAGAATTTGAGAATATCGTAGAAAAACAAAGCGATGCAGTGGCGGGGGTAGAGGCTGTGGAGGGGGTAGAGGCTGTGGAGGTGGTAACAAGTGTTAAAAAGGTGGATGTCTTATTAGAGCAAATAATAATTCTTATAAACTTCACAAAGACAGAGCAAGATGATCATTTTATAGAATTAATAAAGAAATGGTTGCCAGAAAGTGATAAAATAAAATCATCTACACGTTTTAAATTATATGATATCAATGAGATTTTACAGGGAAAAATGAAATCTGTTTACAAGGTAAGAAAAGGTATATAAATGGCGGCTGCACTCGAGAATGATTATAAAAACATGATAATTGAAGAACTTGATGTTATGATGAAAAAATCCCGAAATGAGAATGATAGATTCCGTGCTCTGGCATATGATAAAGTATTAAAACAGTTGAAAAATATGAATGGTCCCATACATACATATGATGATTTAAAAGATATTACTGGCATTGGCAGTGGTATTGAAAAAAAAATAAAAGAGATATTATTAACTGGTAAATTGCAAGTTGCCGAAGATATCAAAGAAGAACAGGCGGCGTCTCTATCACTCTTCGATACACTTTTAAATATACACGGAATTGGTGCAGTAAAGGCGCGCAATTTGGTCGAGAAGGCGCATATTACATCAATAGAGGATTTAAGGGAAAAAAGTAATAAGAATCCGAAGTTGTTGAATGCGCAGCAAAAAGTTGGTTTAAAATATTACGAGGAATTGCTTGAGAGAATTCCGCGAAGTGAAATGAAGAAACACGAGAAATTAATATTAAAGGAACTTGGCGATTCTGCCATTATAGTTGGTAGTTATCGAAGAGAATTGGCGGATAGCGGAGACATTGATGTATTAATCTCTGAATCAATTTTGAAGGCGGATGATTTGAAAAAGACAGTGGAAAAGATGCAGAAATCCGGGTATATTACAGATGTGCTTGCGCTCGGGTTACATAAATGTATGGCGGTTGTAAAATTGCCGGCAACGGGGACGAAAAAAGAGGGAAAAAACCCGGAAAAACACCGACGTTTGGATATTTTATTGACCCCTGAAAATGAATTTATACCTTCGGTTATATATTTTACTGGATCCCAGAAATTTAATATAGAAATGCGAAAAGTAGCTATAAATTTGGGATATAGTTTAAGTGAACATGGAATAAAGAAGAAAAAGGACGATATTCCAGACGTTCCAGTTTTTAAAAAAGAGAAAGATGTTTTCGATTTCTTGGGAATGGATTATGTTGAACCAAAAAACAGATGATTAAAATAAAATTTTCCATCTATTGATATAGAACATGAATTTAGGAAATCTTTTATCCACAATTATTGGTATTATTGGCGTTTTTCTATTAGTGTTAGTTTATACATATGTTGACAAACTCGAAAAGATTGGATGCGATTGCTCATCCCATCCTTATCGTAAATACATTAAAGGATTCAGCATATTCGCAATCATTTATGTAGTATTTATGTTTATTATACCAGCATCTGTAGCTATCAGAACTTTCGGTAAAGATATGGCATTTGTATATGCAATTGCCCATGTCATATTTGCAATTTTAGCTATTGTATTCTTCGTATACAGTCTTCTGTATACCAGATATTTAATGAAAGAGAAATGCAAATGCAGTGAAGATTCTCGCCGTGAAATATTATACTTATGGTCATTAATTGAAGTAATATTATTCGCACTGATCTTTATCATTCAAATATTATTACTCCTGGCCGCTGTAACTATCGGTGCAGCAACTGGTATGGTCGACATTGTAAAAGGCAACAGTGAATTAGTTCATGAGGCTGTTTACAATCCATTAAGATCAGTCCAAAGAATTCCAAAAGCCGTAAGAGATTTACCTAGCTCATTGAAAAAAATTAAGAATATTAAAAAATATTAGATTTTAGATGGATTACGTGAAATTTTGTGAGATTTCGTTTTTAAACTTATAAGTTTAATGTGTGACTTAGTTAAACTTATAAGTTTAATGTGTGACTTAGTTAAACTTATAAGTTTAATGTGTGACTTAGTTAAACTTATAAGTTTAATGTGTGACTTAGTTAAACTTATAAGTTTAATGTGCGGCTTGTCGCAGTTGTTTTTCTTCCTCCTCCACGACGTGTAGGTGCTTTATTTCCATTAATGAGTATACCATTTAAATCTGCAGTGTCTTCAATAATTGAAGTTATCTCATCATCGGTTACTGACATTGATTCAATGCGACTTCCTGAACCCATATTTTGTGGTGGTTGCACTTTTATTTCAGAGTTAATATTATCTATAATATTTTCAATGTCATCATCACCGTCTTGTTCGATAACTGATGCTGACGTATTGAAACGTGGTTGTTGCTGTTGTTGTTGCATAATTGTTGGGCCACTTAACAGAGAACCTACCATGCTAAATAGTCCACCGCTTAGTCCACCACCGCCGCCCCCGAGTCCACCGCCGCCTCCAGTTCTAGATGATTGAGATTGAGGTACTTGATGTTGAGGCGGTGGTGGTGGTTGTGGTACAGATTGTCTACTATTCTCATTGTATGTCGTTGTATTTGAATTGCCGCCACCACCACGATGGCTTCTCATAGCAGCCTCCTGGAAATGTTTCATTAAACTTGGATCAGAACGAATCACCTCTTCAACGTCTGGCAATTTAGACTGTTTGAACATACTATTTGTAAGATGAAACATAAAAGCACTTCCAGACAAACTCATAAATAAGCGTAATTCCGGTGCCATCTTTTTACCAGTTGATTTATATTTATCGTGTAATTCCTCGAAAATGTCATCATAATCGTCTATATTTTCATGTACTTGTTCAGACCAACCATCTAATTTAACTTCAAATGGATCAAAACGTGTATTGACAAATTCTACACCAGTTACAAGTGCCATCATCATTTTACGTTGAAAACGAACACTTGCATCAATCTCTTTTTCACGTACAATTCTTTGGTATTCTGCACGCATCTCTTCGATATCAGATTGCATCGAAAACTTGCGCGGTAATGGATATCCTTTTGATTCTAGACGACTCATTTGGTATAATATTTCTTTTTTCTCTTGTAATTCTTGCTCAAGACGAGTACGCTCGGCTTGGAAACGTCTTTGCATATTATCTTCTTGGCCATTCTGGCCGCCATCATCGTCATCGTCGTCATCATCATCTTCACTCTGAACTTTCGAACCATTGTTGCCGCCATATCCAGTATTTTGGGAATATATTGGTTGTTGTTGTTGTCTATATGATGGAGGCGAAGGGGTTTTTGGTGAAAAAAATCCACCTCCTTTTTGAGAGCGAGTTTCACTATCAGTTTCAGAGTATTCCGATGGAGATGAACTCCCTGACATAGATAATACTTCGCCATTTACTTTTCTACGATTAATTAATGAATCACTTCCTAGAGAAGGCCCTGACATACCGGTTACTGGTGCATTAAATGAACGTTGAGGTATTTTAAAGGTAGGCATACTACCTCCAATCTCAATAACATCATCGTTTCCTCCGTCAATAACTATTGAGCGGTGCATTCTCTATAGTCAAACCTATACATCTTTTAAATAGTTTTAGACGCTAGAATTTGCAATCATGGATTCTAAAACATCTATATTTTCAAATCCGTGTTTGCGAATCCAGCTGATTCCTTGTAAAAAAGTATCCGCCATATCATCCATCTTTTTATAGCTACAAAATAAAGAAAGAAGTTCCTCATTTTTAGATAAATAATATTTTGTAATATCTATAGCGAGTTTCTTGTTATTCTGATAACTCTTACTCTTCTTTTGTCGTAGCGTTTTTTTAACAACTACCGCGCCGTTTACGCCGCTCACGCCGCTCACGCTGCTTGCGCTGCTTTTATCTTCATATTTAGTCATATCTATATTAGAAAGTGCCGTTTCGTGTCCTTTCAGTTTTTCGGATGCTGATACGAGATATACTTGTTTTGCGAGTCCCTCCCAGTGTTTGCGCAATTGAAAATAAGAATATATCATCATTTGTATACTCTTCATAGCACCATTTAAATTCGATGGTTGATTCTCGAGTATAACATAATCAATAGGTTGCCCTATTTCATCTACGAGTTCATCCATAGCTAAAAAAAGACGCCCAGATATTTCATTCATTACTGGTATCTTTTCTTTTTCCGCTGCAAGAGAAATAACCTTCCAAACAAGTATTTTAATCCCAGAAGCACTCACACTCCCGGGAGGCCCCCCTTCACTCCCAGGCCCCTTTACACTCATAACACATACTGCTAAGTTCTTAATACCGATATCAAAAGATACAATTATTTTGGGTTCTGAATCTGATGTCATTCTTATAAATACTATAGGAGTTATATCTTTAACTCGTTTTAAACTCGTTTTAACTCGGTTTAATCTCGTTTTTATTTTCATCATATGAGAATACCTTGATATCTTGTATTGCATCATTATACTCATTTGTAATTTCTCTTTGTTTATCTTCGGTATCATTGATATATCCGCCATCTGTGAAATAATCCAATTTTTTTTCTAAATTTCTGTATTTTTCGCGATTATTTTCTTTAATAATCATATTACATAGGTCATTTGCATAATTTGCCACCAGTTGTGGGTATACATCTTTATCCCTTCGAGTTACCCATTTATTATTACCTATATGAACTTTTGTATGCATTGATCTCAAATTTGTCTTCTTTATGCACTGATTATCTTTTATTGAATATAATTCTTTATTATAATCCTTAATCATTTGAATTTCACTGGTATATCTCTTCAGCAATCTTCTTATTTTCTTATGAAATGCCTCAGTTTTAACAAAATTGCAATTATCTACATCAGTAGAGAAAGATATTAAATTAATATTTTGAGTATTATGACTATTACTTACATTATTTATATTATTATTTACATTATTAGTTATATTATTTTCTATATTTTGATTTTCTATAAGAGTATGTATATTCATTTCTTCTTTCTTCTTTTCTGTATCTTTTGCAATGCATTTCTTTTGATGTCTGTATTTTGCAGGAGCTAAAGTAAATATTTCATCACATATTTGACATTGTAATGGATTTATTTTACCTTTACACGTTTTTATATGTTTTACCTTTGTATAATATTTTGCGAATACTTTTTCGCATTTATCACACTGGTTTCTGTCTATAATCGATGGGTTATCTTTTGTGGAATCCGGGTTATCTTTTGTGGAATCCGGGTTATCTTTTGTGGAATCCGGGTTATCTTTTGTGGAATTTGGGTTATCTTTTGTGGAATTTGGGTTATCTTTTGTGGAATTTGGGTTATCTTTTGCATAATTTGGGTTGCATAAAGGTGCATCGGATGCATTCCCGAAGTTTCCAGAATCTATATGTTTTATTACCACATGTTGTGTTAAATTATACCGCCTATTACTTTTATAGTCACAATATTCGCACAAGAATATTTTAGCACTTTTATTCATCTTACTATAACAATATATATATTTTTATCTTTAAATAAAATAGTCCATCACAATTTTGCTTATACATAAACTAGTAAAAAATGTAAGATTACCATAATGATAATATAAATAATAATATATAATTTAAAAGTCTACCATATATTTGCTTATAAAATTAGTAAAATATAGAGAGAGAGAGAGAGAGCCTGGATAAAAATATATTGTATCCATTCCAAAAACTTTTTCTATAGAGGAGCCTTGTATAAAAATAACCTTCTTCTAGACCTACAAATATGACTGTTACAAATCCGCTGTATAAAAATAATAATAAATTTTAATTATTTATTTGTTTTTTAGCATTTTGATTGCATCTTTTAATGCAACAAATTTACCATTCATTTTTATATATTTTAAAACATATACACATTTATTTCCATATTTCTCTGAAGATTTAACTGGTTTGTAAATTCTATTATATCCTCCTCCACCAGCCTGATTTTCTGGATATTTTTTGATAATACTTTTAATATTATCGCTATTATTTGTAATATATTGCTTTAAAGCTATTTTTACTGGGTTTTTACGTTGAGCAAATGTTAAATATGTCTCTATTATATCAAATATTCCATTAGGTGTATTTATATCTTCTTTAAAATAAATTATATCTTCTGGTAGGGGGCTTTTATCATTAATTAAACCAAAGAGAAATACTAATTTATAAACAGATACAAGCGATATATTAAGATTATTCATTGAATACGGGTCTTTCATAAATTCTATAACACTTGTATATGTATAAGCATTTAGTTCATCATTTAAATTATTTAAATATGTATTTTTATATAAAATTTTACGTATATTTGAAGAAGATACATCAATTATATTACCATCGCTATCAACATATGTATTTATCCCATAATATATATTTTTTATATATATATTCTCATAATCTTCTATCTTAATAGGAATATATTTATCATTTGCATTATTAGGGTTTTTTTCATTTTTTTCATCATAACTATAATAACAATAATCTGAATATCTTTCTTTAAATCTATCATATTTTTTATAAACTTTATTATTAACTTTATTATTAACTTTATTATTATCATATGTTCTATTTTCTAGAATTTCTGGAACCGTTTTTAATACAAAATAATTTTCAAATCTTTTTTGAATAATGTCTAAAGTTAATTCTTTCGGCTCGTAATCTTCTTCCGCTTGATTAGATGTAGTATTAGTATCTTGAGATGGTCTGTCAATTACACAAATTCCATATCCAACAATATCTAATATATCGTGTTTATTCCAATTATCACAATCAAACATTGTATCCCATACATCTCTTCCACATACAAAAATTGGTTGTACATCTGGCAGCATCCCCTTTATATGATTTAAAAGTTCTAAAGTATAAACAGCGCGTGGTTTAGGAACTTTTTCAGGATTGGCGTAATAATTTTCCCATGTATCAGTTATTATAGGTAAATTCCCCCATGTTTCTTCAGTTTCTATAAATTCTTCTATGGCTTTCTCTGCTATTTTTATACGTATTTCATGTTTTAGTAAACCAAATTTACCATATTCATCATTTGCTGCAGATAAAATTCCTCCGATTATATTTGCAGATGGATTCTCTTTTTCTATTGCATTTTTTGCAAATTTAAATGTATTTAAATGACCTTTTGTAATTGGATTTAATGAACCCGAGAATACTAAAACTATATTTGTTAGACGTTCATCATTTATGATTTTCTCTTTTAACTTTTTGAATTTAGCCATATCTTCTTCTGGTATATCTGTTTGACCTGTTAGACTTGGATATTCAGTAATAGGAGTGTTTCCAGAATAAGATTGTAAACCCCCTCCTTTTTTACGAATAGATCTTCTAGAAACAGTTTTATTTCTAAATGATGACATATAATATATCCTATAATATATCCTATAATATATCCTATAATAATTTAATAAATTTATAAAAAAATAATCAATTTTAGATGTGCAAAGGTGTAAACGGATAAGATAAAGACACTCCATGATGTCAAAGAAACTTTCTAGGACGTCCACGAGACCTTCTTCCAAATAATTCAGTTGGTGATAAATTTGATTCTCCTTGTAATTTTTGTTGTTTCCTTGGAGGTGAGGGTGAGGGTGAATCTTTTGGGATCGGCAGCTGCACTTTTGGAGACGACGACGATTTTGGAGACCTTTCTCTTTTACGGGTTTCCGGAAGATTCAAAGGAGAGGCGGCAAATTCAAATGATCCCGGATCGGATAATTCAGTATTTACTGGCTCCCCCCTTGGAGCCGACGCTGATTTTGGAGACGCTGACTTTGGATCTATAAAAACAAGATATTCTCTAATATCTTCTTTTGTTATTGTAATAGGGCTTTTAACATTTTGATTGCCTTGCCTATTATAAGCTTCACTTATAATTCCCATTATACGAAATTTCGTATTTTTGGTAAGAATATCTCTTTTTGCTAAATTAAAATTTTCTTCATTTTTTGATTCTAGTACCCTATTAATAAGATTTATTGGATTTTCTGCATTAAGTTTTTTTTTTATATAATTAATTCTTGTAATTTTTTTATTTAAAAGTTCTTCTTTAATGTCTCTTTTTTTTTCTTCATATTTTTTTTAATTTCACCTAATTTCATTCTTATTTCAGTATTTTTTTTTAATGTTTCTGGCGAATATTTCTTTTCTCCTGGTGGTAGTGGTAATAATTCTGGCGAATATTTCTTTTCTCCTGGTGGTAGTGGTAATTTTGATTGCAATAGTTCTTGTAATTCCGATTCTCCTTGCGATGGTAATTTTGCTATTTGAGGAAGTTTATCAAAATCAGGTGTCCCTACTCCTCCGTATTTTCTTGGCTTTTTCGGTAAACTTCTTATCGCATCATGTATAATTTTTCTAGTTTCCTTAGGAATGTTTTTGTTTTTTAGAATCTTTTCATAAATTTTAATTTCATCTTTATTATTATTTATAATCGCTAAAATTAGGCTTGTAAAATGTTGTTGTTCTATATCTGATAATTTTGAATCTCTAAGTATATCTTCTAAAATTGTATTCATATCCATTGTATCTCCAAAATTAAAACGCGGTTTTTCTAAAATAGGACGACTTGGAGATAGTTTACTTTTTTGAGAATCAGCAAGTACACCTAAATCTCTTTCTGTATTACCCCAATAAGCAGAGCCGCTCAACGGACTCTCCGGTTCAGCACTCGCACTTCTACTCCTCTTATCGTTACCACCATAACTTCTACTTCCAGATGATTTTTTCTTTGTCGGCATACAAGATACTTTTTACTATTATATATAAATATTTAAATATTTTCACCCCTTATTTTTTTTATATCTCTTCCATATTGCCGATTGTAATTGTGATATTACCGAGACACTAAAAGATCTTAATCCATTTTCTGTTATTAGTCTTCTGAGATGTTTCCAGAATTCGTCGCCTTCATATGTAGAGTTTATATCTACGAGTGCCTTACATTTTGCAGATAACCATGAATACTGTCTTGATAATACACGCATACTGTCATCTGTAGGATCAGACAATGAACATAATAATCCTTGATTAACAAGTGTATATATCATTTTCTGGACTTCTGGGTGTTGTCTCGATTGAGGTGGTATACCGTGTAATAAATTTTCAAAAACGGCGTAGTTATAATCGGGACATAGAAGAAGTTTATCACCTCTATCAGTATATACTGCGTTATTGTCAATTATTAGAAGATTGTTTTCAATAATATGATGTTTTTCTTTATTTGTTAATTTTTTATTTTTAGCTACAATTCTTAATATTCTTGGGAACACTCTTGCTACACTTTTGCGATATGTTCCGGCAGAATCGACTATACAATCTTTACGGGTAAATATTGGTCTACTAAATTTAATTCCATGAGTTTTTTCTATCCATGCGATTTCAGTATTTGCCCATACACCTTCACTCGCAGTATATATAAAAAAGTAGATATTATCATTGTAGAATTTTTGAATTGCTTTAATAAATTGTCCGAATCCTGGTCGCACAAGTTTTGCATTTGGATGATATGCTGGTGGTATATCATGTTGTTTAATCGGTTTAAATCCGTGTTTTTTCAGAGTACTGTACATACTGTATTGTTGCACTTGAAATTCTACATTACCAACCATAGTACCATCAATATCAATTATAAAAACAAAGGGTAAATTTGTACTTTCATTATTCATATAGTATTATACTTTATAATTAAATAAGATTATTTACATTGAGAAATATAAATCAATAAATAAATCGATAAATCAATAAATCAATAAATAAATCGATAAATAAATAAAATATATAATTAATGTAGGAGTATAATGGAAAATATAATAGACAATTTAAAGAAATCGCGGAATTGTAAAGAAAAACAATATTACTTGCAAGAATTGGTTCATTTTGCTAATAGATCTAAGAAAAATATGAAATCCCTTATGGAA